TGTGAAAGAACAAATCGTACGTGAGCCGTGCGTCTTGTTCCGCGTAATGCCCTACATACATAGCAGGTATCTTGTACATTTCTTTCTTTGGATTGATCCCTGCATCCTCAGCATACTTTATAAGTTCGTCTTCGTTCTTTGTAGCGCCTAATTTATCTTTGGCTAAACTATTTAAAGTAAACGAAAATCTATTTTCATCTATTAAAGCACTTGAAATCATCGTGTCATGTATAGTACCATTTACAGTTATGCCCATAAAACGCAACCAACCAATATCATAGGAAGCATTGTGAAATATTTTTGGCATGTCATAAGATAATGTTTTCTTTATCCAAGGGATAACTTTGTCCGGATCCATGTTCTGACCTTTTTCGTGAGCTATTGGGTAGTAGGCTTGCCAGTCTTTCGTGGCAAGTGCAAACCCCGTGACGTATCCATTGCCTGTTGCCCAACCTGATCCGTGAGTTAAAAGGTTTATGTCGCAAGTTTCTAAATCAACTGCGAGATATTTTTCTTGTGATAAATCTGGAAAATATTCTTCAAACATCCACTCAGTCCACAGCTTTAATTTCGTATTCTTCTCCATACTCATCCTCCAAAATCATTAAAGCGAAATGTATTATCTTTCTAACGTCTTTTGCTTTTCCTTTTTCAGAGTGACGAGTTATGTATTTCACAATGTTGCCCTCTCTCCAGCCTAGTTTGTTTTTCACAATATAGTCTGTGGGCTGTATGCTCAAAGCTTTGTAGTGAGCGCCGTCAACTTGTATATCTCTCCATCCCATTATGCTACTTCCTTTCTTTGTTTGTACGCTCTATAAATTATATTAAAATCAAAACGAAATTTTAAATTAGGACACATGTAAATATACATTCGTCGCTTTGCTCTTGTGCATGCAACGTAGAACATTCTTTTAATTGTGTCTTTTTCAATGTCATCAAAACTTCTATATTTCTTATGAAAAGGCATCTCCATGTTGCCAACAACAACTGTGTTTTCGTCCTCTCCACCTTTCATGCTGTGTATTGTACAAAGTTTTATCTTAGGCTTTTTATCAAAAATATCAACACCTTGATCAATACAGTCTGCAATATATTTTTTCTTTCTTTTCCACTCTGGGTTGTTGACATTTGCAAAAACTTCTTTCCAATTAATAGAAAAATCTAAGCCAAACATGTTTTCTAAGTCTTGTGCTTTGTACAATTGATCTGGATCTAATTCTTCCAACTGTTTTGGTTTAAAGTTTTTTGGTTTAATTAATGTCCTATAACTTAAAAGGTTTGATCGCGTCACATACTTACCTTTTTGTAAATCAAAAAAACATTTTAACGCTGCTATTATTTTTGCGCCAACAGGATAATGAACATAACCTTTGGCCGTGGTCTGTGTGAACCAAGCTCTGTGTCGCATTAAAAGCTCTTTTATCTCTGACATGACAGGAGCTCCTGTGACCATGATTGTCCAACTCTCTCCGTCTTTAACAGGTATCTGCGAAAATTGATCCGTATAATATATTTCCCCAGAATATTCATGATCAGAAAAATACTCTTTGTCTTGTCTGTATTTTATGTCTGAACTTATTTCCCGTGCAAAATTTATGTGTTGGTCTGTTAGTCTGTATGACTTTTGTAAGATAACTGGTTTGCAAACAAAAGTGTAATTCTTTAAAAAATATTTTACTTCGCCACCGTTCCAATCAAAGATAGCTTGATCATCATCTCCTGCAATGTACAAGTATTCAACAGAACCTTTGTCCATTAATTTTTTAATAACTTGCCATTGGCACCATGAAGAGTCCTGAGCCTCATCTAAAAACACAGCTCTGTATTCTTTAAATCTATCAACATCCAGAGCGTTAAGTATTTGATCAGTAAAGTCGTGTAACTTGTTGTTTTGTTTATACAATTCCCAACTCTTTACATACTCCTCTAACCTGTTCCACTTGTAATTTCTTTCATTAAGTTTTGTAAATGCTTCCCTTAGAGGTATGTTTGCCACTCGATGAAGATTGTAAACTTGAATAATAAAGTTGTTGTCCATGTCTCCGTTAAACTCTCTTTTAACGTCTCCATCTTCTTTCTTTGCCCAATATTCAAAGTCTCCTTCCGAAACTAAACGAGATTCTTTACCTTTTAAAAACCCATTGCACAGCCCGTGGATTGTCGCAAATGATTCGTAACCTTCAGTCTTTTTTGTCACCTTTAATCGTTCACGAACTTCGTCTATGCCTTTGTTTGTAAATGTTATGTAACAGATGTCCTCTGGCTTTATGCCTTTTTCCTTTATTAGATGGTCAACTTTTTCAATCAACCTATTAGTTTTCCCTGTCCCCGGTGGGCCAAATATTTTTTCTGCTTCTTTTATTTTTTGACTCATAGTGGATCCTCCTTAATTATTTCTTTTGGATCAATCTCTACTTCTTCTAGATTCAAATTTTCTTCTTTGATTGTCCAAACGAATTTAGTTTTTTTATTAATATTTATTCTGTTGCCTTTAGCGCCAAGCCCAGGATTTTCAGTGTCAGTATCTCTTTTTAAAAAATCCAACAACAGTGAAGAGTCTTTTGCATTTTCTTTTATGGCTTTGACAGAAATCAAAGCGTTATACAAATCAGTAAAAACAAAATGTATTTCGTTCTTTTTTTGATCGTGCCACGAAGAACCTTTGAGTAAACTTTCTCTATCCTCTCCTGAACCTGTCCCTGTGAACCAATCATTTATAGCTTCTTTCATTCTATCAAATCTACCAACACCCTCCGGTAATTGAACCTGAGTCATGCGTTCTCTCATCTGAACACGCATCCAATCATCAAAGTTTGCCTCCCCAAGTTTTGGAGGTTTGGCATCTAAAACAAGTCCTACTTTTTTTCTCCAATTTTTTTCTTCAAATAAATCATCTGATTCCATCCTAGCTGTGATGCCATTTTCAAAAGTCACATAATAAAATATTGGCTCGTCATATACTTTATCAATGGCTGCTATTTGAGGATAACCTTCTCCGTCCTCCGTTGTCCGTTGAACGCCAAACTTTCTTGACATACAAGTAACCCTGTCACAAAAACTATTCATAGGGTCTTGCTTGCACAGATAGTGATAGTTAGAGTTGTCTGCCTCCTCCAACTCTATGTCCGACCCCAATACCTGCCTGTTTTCGTGTTCCATGTGACCAGTAACAGAGGCATATATTCTAGACACTTCAATGTCACCGACTGGAGTTTTTAAATATTTATCATTTATATTACGTAACTCTTGCAGCCAGTCTTTGTCGTTTTCTTCGTGCATTCTTTTCAACATCACCGCGCAGTTAAACAAGTAATTGTTTCTGCCCCCTTCATCACAACCTTTCAAAGCAATACAATTGTTGCAAGGTGGGCCGTCTGGAAAAACAGTGTCTGTTTTTATTTCCAATTGTTTTATGTCTTTTAAAACTTTTGATTCGTATTCAACGTAAAACTCTTCCAAAGATAATTTTTTTAATTGGTTGTTTTCTAATGTTAGTGCGTATCTTTGACAGTCTTTTTCATTAAAATAAGGCGCGTTAACATAGTTTCCGTTCTGTGCTTTTAATAATCGAACTTGTTTTGGGAAAACCTCTGAATTTTTGTAGCCTAGTAAGGCGCTTGCTTGTCTTAGTTTCTTTTGCAAGTCCTTTGCTTTTACACCTTCACTAAAAAAACAATATACATGTGCGCCCCCACTCTTTGATCTGCAAACTATGAAAGGAAGGTTGGCTCTTTCAATGCTTTTAAGTAAAGTCACGTGATCAAAATTTTTGTAAGAATCTATATCTATGCAACCCCAATAACAGTTGTTGTCGTGGTCTATTGGAACAGCACCGATGCTTTTTTCGCCGTCTAAGTGAGCTTGCCATACTTTAGTGTCCGTAGACAACTGTTCGGTGTAGCCCCAACCTTGGCCCCCTTGCTCTTTACCACGCACATCTTTTTCGTTGGATGGTTTGAAGACACCGTAGGCTAGTTCGTTACCTTTAAATATTTTACCTATAAGAAATCTGTCTTGCATGAAACACCACAAATAAAAAGGGCGACATTTCTGCCGCCCTTAGTATTAAAAAGCCTCCGCTTTTTGTGTGACGTTTGTCTCTTCTTGATGCTCTACTTTGACTGAGTTTTTACTCACGCCAAGTGCAAAAAGTTTTGCCGTTTCGTACACGTTTGCATCTTGAACAGGACCTACTTTAAATACGTCCCAACCAAACCACGATCCTTTTGCATTAGATTGTGGCACAGTTTTCAATCTGTAAACATGGCTGTACGATGGCGGTGTGAACTGACCACCCTTACCTTGCATGGTAAGACTTTTCATCATCGAGTTCCACTTTCGCGACACCTTTCTTTGAGTTGACTTCATTGTAATTAAAGCCTGCTCGTAACCTTTTCCATCCAATACTAGGACGAAGTGGTTCGCTGTCTCTTCAACAATGTTACCGTTAGGTAATCTGTTTTGAAACTGAGCGTCTCTTGGTGCTTGCGAAATGTCGTAGTTCGCATCGTGAATGGCAATGGGAGCCCCACTACCTTTTCCTCGTTCACCCCATTCGATAAACTCTCTTTTGTAAAAAGCTGGAACAACATCTATTCCCTCTTCTCCATCGTAAAGTTTACCACTAACAGTATTGTAGATCATGCCAGGTTCGGCACCTTCTACAAACGAGTTGCTAGTTTTGTTGCATTGCGGAGATAATTGACTCAACACTTTTAAAAAAGGTAGAGCCAGATCATCTGGACTGTTTGCGTTTTCTAGTCCACTTATAGACTCAGCATCAGCTTGCACTAAGTCTAAACTGACCGCCGGCATTAATTGTCCGTTGGCCTTTGTCTTTGTCTTTGTTACTTTATTTGTCATTATTTTTTCCTTGTAACTTTTGCTTGTCTGCCCACAAACGTTTTAAATGTCTCTTCCGGTGGCAGAGCCGCACCTTTTTGGTGCAGTTCCTTCAGAGTTGCTTTTAGGGTTTGAGATTCAACTTTTAAAGTTTGTTCAACCTCATACCCATTTGCGGTGGCTAACTTGGCAAATTCCAATGCCTTCCCGTCTTCGTTGCGACCGAACCTAGCAGCTATTTCATTTTTAATAATATCTCCTAGATTGTTATCACGAAGCCATTGATACGCCTCAGCCCTTTGGTCGGGGTCTTTGGGTATCGAAATGCCGTAAAAATTACTAACTTCGATAGAGCTTCCATCGTTTAATTTTAGTTGAGACAGGTTTTTGTCCTGCATCCATGCAGGTATTTTTACCTGTTTAAGTTCTAAAACAGATTCTTGTTTCTGTTTTAATAATTCTTTTAATGCTGCAACCTCAGCTTCCATGTCAACAAGTTGTTGACACAAGTCCCCAATCTGCGTTGCATCGTTGTTATCGACAGTCTCAATCTGATCCTGCTCAAAATCTATTTTGTTCATAAGTATTCTCTTTCTGATATAAATTAACTTCTAATGGATAGTACCTACCAGATTCACGATCCCATTTCAACATTTTAAATTTACCATGGTTAACGTCTGCAACTACAGCACTAGTAGTAGCAATGATAGCAGGATCACCCAAAAGCAGTAGATAATCTTCGTCATTAAATTTTTCAAGTTTCTTTCTCAACTCTCTTACTAAAGCTCCACTACTATACACTAATTGTGCTCTTTCTGAAAATAAAAATTCAATGTTGCCAAAATGCAACGCTTTATTCACGTTAATTCTTGGCATACCTTTCTCTGTGCCCGGAGGCTCCTGTACGCAATAAACTGTCATAACTTTCTTGACTATTCCATTTTCATTCCTATTATAGTCTTTTTAGAAAGTAATACAATATATATGAAATACAAGTTTAAGACGAAGCCTTACGAGCATCAGATGAAGGCTTTGGAAAGCAGTTGGAATAAAAAGAACTTTGCTCTGTTTTGTGAGATGGGGACAGGTAAATCTAAAATATTATTAGATAATATCTCTATGCTTTATGATAAGGGCAAGATAAATGCGGCTTTGATAGTGGCACCAAAGGGTGTGTATCGTAACTGGGTTGAGCAAGAAATACCAAAGCACGTGCCTGATCACATTAATTGTAGAACGTTTCACTGGGTAGCACCGAGCTCGAGAACAAAAGATGATAAGCAGATGTTGTCTCAGCTTTATGACGAGACGAGAGATCCTTGTCTGACATTTTTTGTAATGAATGTTGAAGCCTTTTCTACAGGGCCTGGCATGAAAGAAGCCGAAAAGTTTTTGTGGGCATACAAATGTTTGATGGCTGTGGACGAAAGCACTTCAATAAAAACGCCAAGAGCTCAGAGAACTATAAACATATCGTCCGTTGGCCGTCATGCAAACTACAAAAGAATTATGACAGGAAGCCCTGTCACCAAAAGCCCCCTCGACTTGTACTCCCAGTGTGGGTTCTTAGACTCAGACTTGTTGGGGCACGATTCTTTTTACTCGTTTAGAATGCGATATGCTAACATGACAACAATCAATGTGAATGGGCACAGGGTAGAGATCGTTCGACCAAACGACAGCTACAGGAACCTCGATGAGTTGTCATCGATCGTATCAGATTTTTCATACAGGATTTTAAAAGAAGACTGCCTTGATCTACCAGACAAGGTGTATCAGAAGCGTGTCGTTCAAATGACAGCAGAACAAAAACGATTGTACAACTCTATGAAATCTATTGCTCTTGCGGAACTTAATACAAAAGTTTGTTCTACGATGAATGTGTTGACTCAAATGTTGCGTCTGCACCAAATAACTTGTGGCCATTTTAAGGCAGATGATGGCACAACTACGGCAGTCAAAAACAACAGGATGTCAGAGCTGTTGGATGTTCTAGAGGAGTGTGAAGGCAAGGTGATTATTTGGTCTAACTATGTGCAAGACATACAAAACATTGCCAAAGAGATAGGTAAAAGGTTTGGAGAGGGCTCTTTCTGCACATATTATGGTGAAACAAAACAGAAACATCGGCAAAGCAACATAGATAAATTTCAAGATTCAGAGTCTCCTGTTCGATTTTTTATTGGTAATCCTCAAACAGGGGGCTACGGGATTACTTTGACTGCAGCTAAAACTGTCGTATACTATTCTAATAGTTATGATCTAGAAAAAAGACTGCAGTCGGAGGACAGAGCACACAGAATAGGACAGACAGACAAAGTAAACTATGTTGACATCATCTGTGAAGAATCTGTTGATGAAAAGATTGTTGCCGCTTTAAGACAAAAAATAGACATAGCTAATGAAATATTAGGCGAGGAGCTGAAAGAATGGCTATGATTAGGTTTGTCGGATAACTCTGGTCACACCAAAGGAAACATTGCTTTACATCTTGCTGTCTCTAAACTGTTAGAGGCGGGCTACAACGTCTATCCAAATTCAGAGTATCATGGTCAGTTTGATATAATCATAGAAAGTAGAAAGACTAAAAAACTTTTGCGAGCTGATGTTAAATCTTTAAATTATGTTGACACTAAAAAAACTAGGATATCTGGCGCAACTTTAAGAGCCAATCAAAGAGATTATCCTGATGACGGCATTGTGTTTCTTATTGTAGATGCTGATGGTTGCATGTGGATTCAAGGCTACATTAGTCAATCAACACCAAGAGAGAAAAGATTAGAAGAGTCGATGAAAAAACTAGGGATGTGATCACTCAATAATTTTTTTAATTTTAAGTCGGCCCATGTCTTCGTAGATAGAGGCCGTGACCTCCTTACATTGCATGTATATACCTTCTTGTTCTTCTCCGATGTTACGAGAGATAATACGTTTCTGCTTGAGACAGTCGCTCAAGCCCTCCGTCGGCACCATCTCAATTGTGGAACCGTTCTGTATCATGAGTATTGCAAATACAACTTTAATGGACTCCATTTTGTTTTGACTCCAAATCTATTAATCTTTCCTCGTGAAACTGTATGACCATGTCGTTCTTTAGTATCATTGGTATCTCTTCTTCCATCTGAGCTTTTAACTTATCTACGTTACCTGAAAGATATTCAACCAACATGTAGAGCTCTTGGACTTGTGGACTGACCATGTCGCCTTTGGGGACACCGTCAATAAAAGCATTAGCTGCTTCTATATCTTTGTGTATCAGTCTTAAATCTGATTCAATAGAATTAAGCCGCTCAATAATAGAGAAGTATGACATGGTGCCAATTGCGACAGCCGCCAGGATGGCTATTAAGTTACGTGCCGGGAGTGAGATGCTGGTGTTTTCCGATAGTTTCATACTACCTCCTTAATTAAATAAATTATTCCGAGAAGAAGAGAGATAGCTGCGAACGATGCTGCCGCGCCCATGAACCAAGTCATCATCTGACGCAGCTCAAATGTGTGTTTGTTGATGCGTTCTTGATGTTCGTTTAAGTTGTCCAACTTCTCTTCAAATATTTGATAGCGCAGCTCACATTCTTTTAGGTGTGCTTCTAAAGCGTATTTAGTATCTTCGTCCGTCATGTAATCGCACTCCCTACGCTCTCCAACACATCTACAGCCAAAGGATCTCTTTCTTTGAACTTTTCAGTAGGCGTTTTTGTTAAACCTGCAATTTGTCCAGTCGATGGTCCCGCTGCTGGAGTAGCCAACCCTTCTCCCTGAACCGTTGTCCCTTGTCCCTGAACCGTTGTTCCTTGTGCTGTTGTGCCTTGTTCAGGAACAGAAGCTTGTTGTTCTTCAATTCTTCTGTTGATGGTTCTTTTTACATCATCGAGTGATTGAAACAAATCAATGTTGTTATAACGTTTTCTAATCACTTCGGTTTCTCTAAACGGAAACAACCTGATTCTAGGAATGCCGCGTTCTCTTGCAATGTTTCTAAATCTTTGGTCGTTGTAAAACGTTCTCCACTTCGGAGCTACAAATTTTTTCCGTGCCAGTGTTCGTCTAATATCTCTTGCAACTTTTCTGTCTTTTAAAAGTTTTTTAATGTCTCTTTCTTTAATACCTAAAACCTCAGCGTCGTTTAACACTTTGCTAACTTGATTGTAAGCCTTGTAAGACTCTTTTACGTACGTTTCGTAAGCAGTGGTTATGGTGTTTGGGTTTACGTTAGCCGCAAAAATTTCTGCAGCCGCTCGTCTTTTATTTATTCTCGTTCTTCTTAAATAGTCGTTCACGGAATAATTTAAATTGTTTTTTATGTCCGCTTCATAAACTCTAACACCAGATAACAACGCTAATAATTCATCATCTAGCTTGTATTGTTTTCCATATCTAGTTTCTTCTTCAGCTATAGCTGAAGACACGTTTGCAATTTGAGTCATAACTCCTGGTGACACTCCTTTAACAACATGGGCGAAGCCAGAAGCGAGCTTGTCTCCAAGAGGATCAGTCGGCTCCCAAATTCTTTTCCCTGTTCTTGTGCTGCCCCGTATCCAATCAAGAAGCCTTTCTGATAAAATGGCTTCGTCCAAAAATGGAGCAAACAAAGATCCAATGCCCTCAGCGGCACCACTTAAAAAACGATCGTCAAAATCTTCTCCCATTTTTTGTCCAGCTGACATTCTACCAAGGGCTGTGTAGATAGGCGCTCGTATGTAATCGTACGGATTTTGATATGCAAAATTTAAATATCTATATTTAACATTACCATCTTTTGTGTTTTCTTTTCCTATTATAATTAAATCACTAAATTTATTCCAATCTGCAACTTGAGATTCTCTTAAAGCATCGTACTGTTCATCGCTAACACCTAAAGCTTTAAGTGAATAAGCCGCTAAAACTGGGCCCGTGGTGTATCCTGCTAACTGACCGATCACTCTACGAGACCCCATTTGTCTAAAATAAGCGTCCACAGCCGCGTCCCCCGTGCTCATTGCAAGCTCTCTCCCGGTGACTTTAACTAAATTTCCAGAAGTTCTTAGTATCTCAGCAGGGAATGAGATAAAGTTACCAATCGGAAGTCTTCTTATTTCTTTCACAGCTGCCGGAACAAATTGATAATTTGGGTATGTATTTTTAATATATTCAGCAGAAAATTCCTCGATAAGTTCTTTCCTAGTTTTAATGCTTCCGTCTGCGTTTTTCGTATTTGGTCGTCGTTTAAAAACTTGAAAGTATGCGTTTTCTATAAACTTTGCAACTTGTGTGTCTGTTTTGTATTTGGATCCAACTTCAGGAAGTATTTTATTAAGTTGAGACAAAGTGAATCTATACCCATAATCTTTCCAAAAATCATCACCCTTTGTGTAAAACTCTTGTGCTTTGTTAAATATTCTTGTGCTTGGGTCAGCTATCTCTTTTTGAAAAGTCTTTGACTGAAATATTTTATCAAATAAATTTTCCGTGGTTTTATAGGCGCTGCCCTCTTTAGCCACGTCTTTTAACAACTCATCTATCTCTCTTTGAACAATACTGCCAGATGTAACTCCTAGTTCGTTTTTTCTAGCAGCTTCATTCGCTAGTTTCTCTAAGCCCTCTGTGGTGACACGACCGTCTGGAAACAGCTCATCAATGTGTGTTTTCAAAACGTCCGCAACTGAATGGTTCCCTCCTCTCAAGCCAAACGGGTTGCCTATGTGGCCATTGTGAAGTGCAAAAAAAGCCGCTGATGTAAAGTTTCTAATTTGCGTTACCGGACTTAAAATAGTTTTTCCAATTTGAGTTCCCGCTTTGCCCATTAAAAATGTTTTGTATAGAGGAAGATTTATTAAAAAGTCTGTGTAATTCTTAACGCCGTTCAAAGACTCTGCTATGCCACTAGAGGTGTAATAAAAACCAACGCTTTTTGCTTGATCTTTTGTAGGATTGATTGCATCAAAAACTCCAAAAATATCGTCCTCTTTATTTCTCATAAACTCTTTTGGGTTCAATCTTCTAATATCTAAAACCTCTTTTGGAAGATTAAATTCTTTTGCCATTTGCGTTGCTATATCATCATTTATTATGGCCTGAACATTGGCAGGATCCACCCCCTCTCTAAGTAACTGCGCTTTGGTTTTCGTTGGAGTAAACACAAATTTCTCTGTTCGACCCGCTACCGCCGGCCCTAATTGTTTGTTGAAAGACAGGATATCGTTAACAAATCTTTTTTGACCCAACATCGAAGCGATGGTAAAGTATTTGTTCTCATAAGCTCTTAAAGGATTAAGTTCTCCTCCCAACAAATTTCTTAAACTTAAAGAATATTTACTTGGGCCTACAAAGTCTCTTCTTCCCAACATTTCTTTTTCAATACTAGTATAATATTCTTTTGGTCTTCTCTCTTTCATTTGTCTAAGGTCATAAAAAAAACTGCCCTCACTTCTGTTTCTTTGCGCTAATCGAATGAGCATCTCCACTTGATTTTTCGCGGTTAATTTTAATTGATCTTTATTGGCTTTTGGGTTTTGTCTTTTTAAAACATCGTAAGCATCTTTAATTGCTGTTGCTTTGTTTTGTTCAAACTCTTTACCAGAAAATTTAAATTTAGATCCCCTTTCAAACGCTTTATAAACTGTGCTCACCTGTCTTTCTAATAATCCTCTGACCTCGTCTGAAATACCTAAATCAAATTCTTTTTTCTTTCCCGGTGGAATAATTCTTTTATAAACGTCTTTTGTGGCTTTGGTTAAAGTATCTCCATACGTTTGTAAGTTTTTTACGGCAGCAACTATTTCTTTTGCATTTTCTTTGCTGCCTAACTGATCAATTAAATTTTTTTCAAGACCTTTTAAACTTAATCTTCTTTCTTTTTTTGGATCTAATGCTCTTCCAATATCTTGTAATATAGCGCTTTGCCTTGTTAATGTTTTGTCGCCTATTTTTGATTGCAAATCTTTCATGGCAACGTTAAGTGATTTGTATGCTCTAGGTAAAAAAACATTTAAACTGCTTCTAACTGCTCGAATTGTATTGTCAGCAATTTGAAACCTATCAAAACCTTCTCTTGTCATTTTTCCTTCAGCAGTTAAAAGATTACCTATCTTTGATTTAACACCTTGCAAAAAAGTCATTTGATCAGAACGAACGAGTTTTAATTGTTTCATAGATAGAGGATCTATTTTTTCTTTTCCAAATTTAACAGCCTCTAAAGTTTTTCTTGCCGCTGTGCCCACAGAAGAGCTTCCTATGAGTTGTGCGACAGGGTTTATTATTGGTTCTCCGACCCTGCTCACATAACCTGCTCCTTGCGCAACTCCAGACGCGGTTGCGGACAAAGCTGGGGGCAAAGCCGTGCTGATCAAGCCAGCGAGAGCACCACCCTCTAGACCTAAAAGAGCCCTTTGTTTAAGAACTTCTTCTCCTAGCTCTCGACCTACTTTTCCTTTGCTGCCTTCTTCATAACTTTTATACAGTCCAAATGTTTCCCCTAGTGTAGCGTCCCTTGCTGAACCGACTAAAAAATCTGTGCCCACTGCGGGAAGCCCGTAGTAGCCCATCTTACCAGCTATTTTTGAAAAACCCATTTTACTGGACTCGCCTAACTCTCTCATTCTTTTAAGCTGTCCCATTTTGCCGCCTATTCTTAAAGCAAAACCGTACGGCACACCATATTGAAGAGCTATTTCTACAAACTTACCAACGCCGTCAGTGACATTTATTCTAGGAAAATTTTCTTCTAAGGCTTTTACTAACTCGGTGTCAAATGCATAGTCAGAAAATGCGGCACCAAGTTCTGCAATGGCTTCTGGTATTTTTAATATACCAGAGGCGACGCCTAATCCTACTTTTTCAAAAACGTTGAACTCAGGACCTTTAGTTCCCTCTTCAGTTCCAAAAATGTAATTTCTTTCGGGTCTTTTGACCATTATACCACCCCGATGTCTGTTTCTTCCTCCGCCTCCGCTAATGGCATAGTAACGTCCACATTATATTTCTTCTCAAACTCTCTAAGATCTCTATCAGTTTGCGCCTGCGCTAACTCCATCAAAGCCATCGGATTGCTAGCTAAAAGTTGAACAACTTCATCGTCTATGTAACTAGGAAGTTTTTTTCTTAGTTCGTCAAAAGACATTGGAGAAACTTCAGGTGAGGCAGCGTCTATGCTTGCTGGGCCAGGTGCCTCTGGAGTGATTGCCTCTGCAAGTGCTTCTCCACCTTGTTGCAGTCCAACACGACCGCCGTCTTTTATATTTTGTTGTGTAATTGTTGGCTGTGTTAGGCCCCCTCCAAGAACATCTTGAACCGCCTCTTCAGCTGACACTCCAGCTATACCTTGATTTGGATCTCCTGCCATTTTTTCTGCAATAAGTTCACCAATTTCTGGAATATCAAGAAGTTGCCGTTGTTCTTGGCTTCTCATCAGTTCTCGATTTGTTACTATGTCTAATGCTTGATTTTTAGGAATGCCTGCTTTTATTAGCTCTTGAAGCAACAACACTTCTCTAGATTCTGACGGAGCAAGTGCTTCGTCAAGAGTGTCGGCCCCACGTTTGTAAATATCTTCTGCTCTTATAGCTTCTTGTGCTCTTAAATTTGCCATAGGATCTCTAAACGCTTTTATGCCAGCTTGAACTAAAGACTCACCTGGTTGCACAGGGTCAGCCGCACCTAAATTAAAGAAACCTGCTTCTACTGCTTCTCTTCTTCTTATGTCAGCAAGTTTCGTTTCATTTTGTAAGTCCTGTAAATAGTCTACATATCTTTTTCTAAACTCATCTTGTGTCCTATCCAGCCCCATTAATCCCGCCTGCATCACATCTGCGGCATCATCGTCGTCTGCAGTATCGTCACCGTCATCAACGTCAGGATCTTCTGTATCAGTTGTTTCTTGTTTAGCGATTGATGGAAGAGGGTCAAGTATTCCTGGGTTGTCTTGTTGTAACGACGCAAGATTGTTTTGGTAATTTCCTTCTAAGGCTATCATACTTTTTTCTAAAGTTGACTCAGGATAATTAAATTGAGTGTTTATAGAATAAAGAGCTTGATTTATAACTCTTTCTCCACCAAAGTGTTCATTCAATTGTCCAAAAGACACGTTATACTTTTTCGCCATGTCATTAAGTATCTCATCGTTTATTCGTTGAGCAATGAGTTCTTGTTGCTCTTTTGGTAAAGACTTAAAAGTTTTTTTATCCAAACCTTGCTCTCTTATTTTTTTAAATAATTGAAGTTGATAATCTTGACCGACAACACTTAAAAAACCAAAAGATCCTGGAGCACTTGTTATTTTTGATCTCCCATCAAACAGTTCTTCTTTAGATTGTAGTGCTTTACCCTCGTCAATGATGTCTGCTATATCAGGGTCCCCACCCTGTTTTAAGTTAACCCGTCCGCCGACCGCGTACCCTGGCCTGTCGGCCAACCCAGAAGCTATTCCTGTGCCATAGTGCTCATGCACTGGCATTTTAAATAATGATCTTTGTAATACCTTAACCACCGAAGCCACCAAATATGCCACCTAGTGCAATACCAGATTGTAATGGGTTAGGCATAGGCGGTGCTTGGAACATAGGCATGCCCATGAATGCCTGTTGTAGGAAGCTAGCTTGACTTATAGGGAGTTGTTGCCCATACAAGGCTCTTTGAACACCAATATCTCTTCTTGCTCCGCCAAGGTTAAACAGCGCGTTAACGTCCGCTAGCCGTTGTCCTTGAAGCTGTTGCCCTAGACCTCCGATAATACCTGCCCCTGTTTGAGCTGCTTGTTGTGCTTGAGTGAATCCTTGATTGTATAAATCAGCTACTGTTTTGCCCAGCACATCAAATTGTTCACCTTTTAGTGCTGCATCAAACACAGCTCCTCTTGTGCCGCTACCAGCAAAAGAACCTGATTGTATGGCTCGTTGATTAGCCTGCGCTTGTTGTAAACCAAATTGTTTTTGCAATTGTTTTGTCGTTTCATCAACAACATTTTGTGTGTACGGATTCATAAAAGCGTCCGCTCCTTGAGGGCCTGCATATTGTGCTGCCTGTTCTAGATAAGGAACGTATGATCCAAGTCCTTGTGTGAGTACCGCTGCTGCTTGTTGTTGGAAAGGATCAAGATCTGGGGCTAAAGCAGCAGCGTCTATTGGACGATCTGCGATGTTGGACGCCTGACCAATAATTTTTTTATACGCGTCTTGCGCGAATGTAGGTAATTTTGCAAAATCTGCCTGTGGTATTGCCATTATGCTCGAGCCTCTAGTTGATTCATTAGTGAGTACATTCGTTTTGCACCTTTATTAACATTTCCACCGCCTGCAGCTCTCACGGCATCAGCGGTCATTACAAATTCATTTTTAGATAATCGTGCAGGCACGTCGTCAGCTCTTTCTTTTGAACCAACAGGGATAAATCCACCGCCTCGATAATCCATTTCCATAGCTGGTTCACCACCAGCGGCTAGACCTACCGGTCCTCCTGAAGCCATAGGATACTCTGTATTTGTGACAGTAGCAAGAGGGTATTCAGCAGCTATTTCATCAAGAGATTTTCTAAAGCCCGTCCTGTTCATCATGTCTTCGTATTCTTCTTCAGCCTGTTTATCGCCAAAATAACCAAGGCCGAATCCGAGCATAGCTCTTAACATTTGCCCTCTTGTCATTTGAGGAAACAAAGTGTCATCCCCTGTGGCAACAACACCCTCGCCAACCAACTCAGTTAACAAATCGTTTTTACGTGCATCACTGAGACCACTTTGTAAGATACTTTGTATTTGTTGACCAAGAGAATCTTTTGCCAAACTTTCTGTCACCGCACCACTTGCCATTCTACTGCCTGGTGCAGCGGCAGCCGACGGAGCTGTCGAAGCTGTCCCAAGACCACCTCCTAATTGTGCACCAAGAGCTTGAGTTTTATCGAAAAACGATCCAAGTCCTTGACCTGCAGGACTTGCCGCAAGTTGAGATATGCCAGGGATACCACCTAACGCAGAGGTCAATCCTGATGAAATGTTGCCACCAATTAATGGTGCACCCATTCCTTGAGCAAATCTCCCAATACCGTATGCACTTAATCCACCAAGAGCGGCTCTGCCAATGTTACCTTCTCTAAGACCGCCTGCAACGCCTAACGCTGCACCCAACGCTGGATTAAATATACCAACAATGGGAGCCGCTGCCGACACCTCTTTTGGTATGATTTTTTTAGCTATTTTTTTGAGTTTGCTTCCTATGCCCATATCTCACCTAATTTACTGTATTCTGCAAGTTTTTCAATCATTATTGTCCTCTGATCGGCGGGTTTCTTATTTCTAAAAACGATGCATACACATTAAATGGTTGCTCGTCTGGGGTAAAATTAAGACTATCGCCTGATTCTAATACAAAAGCTCTGTTGAATGACGCTGCACCGTTATTTGCTATAGACCCTTTGTCTATGGTTTTAATAAAACCTGTGACATCTGTTATGCTGAACGTGTTGCTGCTTGCTGTTCCCCCTGATTGATTAAAAAATTGCACAAAATTGACAATCATTGTGCTACCTGCGGGACACGTTAAAAATGAATTGCTTTGATCTGCTGTGGTTAAAGATTTACAAACCATGCCGTATCTTTGTTTTGTACCATTATCCAGTTGCACATAGTGCACGTTTATGTGTTGAGCGTTGACACTTGTCTGCCAACGTAACTCATCGTTTTCTTCTAATACTAGTGGAACTCGTAAAAGTGTTCCAGCGCCCGCACTAATTGTTCCAGCTTGTATGGGGAAAGAACTTGTGCTTTCTGAATTATCCTCAAACGCTAAAAAGAAAGAAGAACTGCTTGCGTTTTCATTTTGCACTATTATGTTTTTTATTAAAATAACTTTACCTGCAGGGCAACGCAACAACAGTTGACCGCTGCCCGTTGTATCTATTTGAGTGACTACATTTTTAAATTGTGCTGACATTACGATGAGTTCATGAACCAAGCAATTTGATCACTGACTGATATTGAATCGTCCTCATCAATCTTGTGTGACATTTTTAAAAACTCTCTTTCAATAGCTGATACTGTTTTGTTAATATCGTCTCTCAATTTTAATATTTCTACAGCGTTGGTTATTGAACCTCCGTATGTAAAAAGATCGTTTGACATAGGTAGTCTGTTAAATCTGTTTCCAGCCATAATTATTCCTCCGGGTGTTTGTATTTAAAATCATCTGATGGTAATTCATTTGATTCTCTACCAGGGCACGCCATGGTCGTGCATGTTTTACCATCTTCAACTGTCTGTCCGCAATGTTCGCATTTAGTGCTCATGTGTTTCTCTTTCCGTCCGCTTGTATGTTATATCTGTGGTCCCCCATACGCCAGTGTGAGCTTGTTGCATTGCTTGAAACCACTGTTGACATTTGTCTGCCTCGAGCACGAATACTTTGATGCGTCGTGCCTGTTTCTGATGTAATTGTTTCTTCTGTTCGTTGAGTGCCGTTTGGATGATCCCTAAATTTTAACGTGACTGTAACATCTCCTACTTGATCATCAAAGTCTGGTATAAAATCAGTTACGTACATTATATCATCACCATCTTGTGGCAAGTCCATATCCCCTGATGTTAGTGTGCATTCCATGGCTGAACCGTCGTCATCTGTCCCTGATTCGTGTTTAAATATCACAGAACTAGATGCTGCAAGAGATGTTGCAAGGGGGTTGTCATAAATGCCTTCTGCTGCCCACGCCCCTCTAGCCAATGTTCCTACAGACCACACATTTTCTAAATAATTAAATATGACATAATTTGTAATATCATCTGATGCATCATTTGACCCTGTTGGATAGAACCACCAAACCTCATTAAATTTAGTATTTAAGGCTGCAAAACATTTTAATTTTTGTTGTTTAGTAAGATTGTCAAATACATGACGTTCCACAGTGCATGGTATGCTTTGCACTTGCCCAGTATATGCGTAAAAACCATCGTTGCCCATCCAGTAAACAACACCATTGTGTTCAACGGCAGCATTTGGTCCCACAATACCTGCGTTCTCTGCTAGTGTTTGAAATGCAAACACATCGGGTTGCCCTACAAATGTCATAGAAAAAGCTGTTGTGTCAGAAAACAATAAAATATTACCTTTAGTTCTGACTGCACCAAGAAGCAAGTTGCCTCCTTGCAACTCTACAGCACCTGCAAAATTATCCAATGTTGCCGTAAAATCATTTTCTGATTCTAAGTCAGAAAAAGCCACACGCATCGGTGCGTCGTTGGTACCATCGTGTGCACCAAATAAAATAACTTGCCTTGATTGTTGGTTGACTATCACACCGTTGGCCGTTGACGGTATACTGCTGCCCGATGCAGCCGTGACAACAGCCGCGTTTGTAGTAGCATCGCCTTGATACGCACTTAGATCTAATTTATATAGTTTGCCACCTATTTTATTAACACATAACAAATCTTCACCAAACGTGTCCATCGTCCAAATACCAGCAAACGTAAACACTCCAGAACTAATTGTTGTGTGTTGTGCACCGGCTGTGTAGCTTGATGCGGGTGTTATGTCTACGTAACTGCCTGCACCATCATCGTATAAGTATAAATGACTGTGTGTCCCTATGCCGATATATCGTTTGTTGTTGGCTACTTGACCACGAAATGGCAATATTGTTCTAGCCACACCGCTTGTAATTGTGTCTGTGTCTAACTTTGCCCAGCCCCCAATTTTTTCAGGTCGACCCTTCATAAAACGAATTTTGTTAGCGTCTACGTAACGATTTTCTTGAGAATAAACAGTGTCGTCCTTGAAGATCCCTGCTTGTATTTGCAACTTTGTTAAAGGCATTTAACTAATCCTTATCAAAGCTGTTGTTGCAGATGCCGATGGTAAAGTTACAGTTAGCGTGCCACTAGATACAGACTTGGTGCCACCAAAGTCCAACACAGCGATTGCACGATTACTCGCTGATGAGTTGTAGATAAGTGCTCCAGCCGCATCAGATATAGTTGCGCTTGAAAAAGACACGTCATCAAAGTCTACAAAAGCTACTGTGCCAGATAATGACACGGCAACGTTTGATATGGTTGCACCGCCTGATGTGTAGTTGGTGCCGCTTGATTCGTTGGTTGTAGAAAAAGCAGTGGTCGTTGGCCCTAGTGTGGCGCTCGATGTATACAGGGCAAGTTTAAGCGTATGCCCATCAAGATCATGCAGACCTTGAAGAAGCTCTTGCTTGAATGAGTTGCATACTGCTTGTGTTATTGCCATATAATCTCCTATGCGGCACTGATCTCAGACCATGATTCGGTGTTGGCTGAGGCCGATATATCAGCCCAAAACTCACGACCAACATCTGGACTGCCGCCAAATGATACTACACCAAAAGCCACCGCACCAAAAGCAGAAGTTTCAA